TGTGTAAAAAATTTTAACAAATAAATAAACGTTAATTTGATTAATATTGTAAAAAATATTAATATGCGTTTATTCCAAAGAAAAAAACAGGCCAGTTTTAATCTTTTTGGTTCACAATCCGCTACATGGTTAGACCTTTCAAAAAAAGAAGCACTCGAAAACATATTCTACACAATTCCAGAAGTCTCAGCTCCTATTCTTTGGAAAGCAAATGCATTTTCAAACATAAACATAGGGCTTAAAGACCTGAAAAAAAATAAAGAGATTAAATACTTCGAAGCTAATAAACTCGAAAAGAAAATACTTGATATTTTTATAAATCCAAATTGTTTACAGGCAAAAACAGAATTTTTCAGGCAATATTTTGTTAATCTTGATGTTTTTGGTAATGCTTTTAATTATGGACTTGCCCCTGACGGTAAATTTTCTGTTGAAAATATTTTTGCTATTTGGAACCTTCCATCAAGATATACAGGCATAGAAACAACAGGTAAACTTTATGAACAAACAGAAAAAAGTGCTATAATTAAAAAATATGTACTTAAATGGCAAGGATACGAGAGAGAATTTACAGATGTAAAAACTGTAATGCACAAAAACCATGTTAATATAAAATTTGGGTATCAAGAGGAAATAAAAGGAGAATCTAAACTTGTAAACCTTGTTAAACCTATTTCCAACCTTATAGCATCTTATGAAGCAAGAAATGTGCTAATTTCTAAAAGAGGGGCTATCGGTGCGTTAACTGGTGATCCCGGTAATAAAGATGTGGCCGGGTTTATTCCTATTGACGACAAAGAAAGAAAAAGACTTCAAAATGAATACACAAAATACGGATTGAGTAAAGATCAATATCAGATACTTATTACTGAAATGCCTATGAAATGGATTCCTTTTGTATTTGATATGAACCAACTAAAACTTCATGAAGAAACAGAACTTGATTTTCAGGAAATATTAGGTGTCTACAACCTTAGAAGGGAAATATTTCCAACAGCTAAAGGAGGAACATTTGCCAATACCCGCGAAGCTGAAAAAGCAAGTTACCAAGATGTCATTATTCCTGAATTTGAAGATACATTAAAAGAAATAACCAATTGGCTTGGGTTAAGAGATATGGGTTATGAACTTATACCTCAATTTGACCATATACCTATTTTGCAAGTTGACAGAATGATATATGCACAGGCACTTCAGATTACAAATTCTGTCTATCAGGTTTTATGGAATGTAGGTGCAATTACTCTTAATCAATGGTTATTAGCCATAGGATTACCCACTGTTAATTCGGATGAATTTGAACAAAGAAATCCCAACCCGACACAATCAACTATTCCAAATACTTTAAGTGTTCAGGAATAAACCATATGCCTTAATACCATTGGAGAATAATTTTTATTTTCTATGTCAAGCTCTTCTGACATTTGCCTGCAAACTGCCGAAATATTAGCACTCTCTTTGCACCTTTTTAATAATTCCCACTTTATTTCTATCATTTGAACCGTATTACAACGTAGATTCTTAATAATAAAATCCAGTGGAATTTCATTGATCTTTTGCATAATTATTACCATTTAAAAGTTCATACCCTGCTATAATGAATTGTAATTTTAAAAGTATATCTTTCTCTTTATTAGCATAAAAAAGAGTTGATTTTCTTATATTCTTACGTGAAAGAATGATTTTTTGAAGTTTGGATATTCTTTTTTTATAAGATATACCCGAAATAAGGAATAAAGTTTGTAATTGGCGTTTTATTTCTTCTAACTCCATGTGTAAAAAAGTTTAACAAAAATAACAAATATCTTTAAATAAATTTGTATTCGTAATTAAAAGTTACGAATAATGAATATTCAGAACGAAAAACAGGCTAAACTTGATTTACCATATGTAATTAAGTCCGATATTTCTAATTATAAAGAAATAGACCTTTCCAAACGAACTGTTGATCTCATACCAAATACTTATTATTATTTTGATATGGTCGGAGATGTTCTTGTTCAGGGTTGTTGCTTAAAATCCATACAAGACAGGGGGGCTAAATCGGATAAACCCGGTAAAATAAAACATTTAATGCATCATAACTGGGAGAAAATTATTGCCCGTTGTGATTTGATAGAAGAAACTAAAATTAACGGAAATTATGTATTACACGCAAACAGTTATTTCCCGGAAAGCGCAGATTCCGAACAGGAATTAATAAAATACCATGAAGGACTTTATGATCAACACTCAATAGGTTATCGTTATTTAAATGTTGAATACGTGGAACCTGAATCGGAAGATTGGGACAAGTATCTTAAAGTTCTTATAAACCCTGATGATGCTATTAAATTTGGTATAATGTTTATAGTAAAAGAAATTGCACTTTTTGAATATTCAACAGTAATGTTAGGCACAAACAGGTTAACAGATTGTTTAGGAGTTAAATCAGAGAACAAAAATATTCAATACAACAATCTTATTACAAAGTTAGATGCAATTTATACGTCTTATAAACAAGGTGTTAAAGATAAATTTATTCTCGAATGCCAGGAAAGGCAAATTAAGCAAATGATTTACGAATTGATTCATACTGAGCCAGTAGATAAATCCACTTTTCATAAGCCGGATAAGGCTTCTACTCAACTTGATTACGAATATATTAATAAAAATTTAAAAATTTTTTAAGATGGCAGAAAAAGCAGAAAGTCAGGTATTGCTCGATAATATAAAATCGCAAACCGAAACTCAGATTGCCTCATTTAAAGCAGAAATTAAAACGGCTTATGAACAGGCAATTAAAGATGCTACAAAGGATGGCATAACAAAAGAATCCTTAAAAACTTTGGAAGATTCACTTAAACAAATTGAGGAAAAAACCAAAGGTTTAGAGGTATCAGTCCTCGAAGAACTTAAAAAGAACCTTGATACTGCAAATGAAGAATTGGCTAAATTGGGTGTAGCTATAAAAGGTTTAAAAGAAACTCCTCAACCAAGACAGGGGCAAACTAAAGGATTTGGTACTCTTGTTAAAGAGGCTCTTATAGCCGGTGGATATACTGAAGAAATAGAAATAGGAGGTAATAAGGTTAAATCAATAAAAGGTCTTAAAACTTCAAAAAATCCGGTTACAGGGCTTGAAATTAAGGCAGCTATTGATATGACTACCGCACTTTCTATGACTATCGGTTCAACTCCTGGTGTAAATCTTGGATATGTTACCGATTATGGAATGGCGCAAATCCAGATTAATCTTACAAAAGATACTCACCTTATTGATGGAGTTATCCCGGTTATGCCTACTCAGGATAAGTATATCGGCGTTTTTGTCGAATATTCTTATGAGGATGGTGTTGGTACGGCAGCAGAAGGAACAGAATTCAGTAAATCATCGCTTAAATTTAAAACTCTTGAATTTAAAGTGTTTGATATTGGTACTATTTTCCATGTAGCTGTTAACCAACTTGAAGATGTCGATCAAATGGAATCCCGTTTAAACAGGATTGCCCCTGATAAGATAAAGAGTTCTATTGATGACAAGATTTTAAGTTCAGCAGGTGATAACAGTACCGATATTAAAGGTATGTTAGCTACTGATAACTTTACTGAATTTGATCCTACCACTTGGCAGGGACAAGTAAGAAAAGCTACCGTTGTCGATGTTATTTCAAAAATGAAACTTCAGGCAGAACTTGCAGATGAAGATGTAAATATTGCTATTTTGCATCCGTCGACTGTCAGTGAAATTGCAGAATTAAAGAACCTGAACGAAGATAGTATTCAGGATCGTAGGCTTACTTTTGATGCAAACGGTAATATTGTACGTGTATGCGGACTTGCTATTGTTAAGAATAAAAAAGTAACCGCTAATGAAGCAGTTGTAATGTGGAATGAAGCCGCCGAGATCGGTATGCGTAAAGATGTCGAAATGACTATCGGCCTTGAAAATGATGATCTTTCAAAAAGGTATCGTACAATTCTTTTCTATACCCGCGTAGCTTTTGGAGTTGCAAAACCGGCAGCTATTATTTATTCGGATGATGTGGAAGCAGACAGGAATATTTTACTTGAAGCATAAGGAGGAAACAAAATGAAAAAAGTATTATTTATTTTAGGATTTGTTTTTGTTTTCCTTTATGGAAATACTCAAACAGCAGTTGTCAATTTGAATAATAATAAAACATTTGATTTGGCAGATGGGCTTGGATCAGATACAATTCATGGAACTACAAGTATTACCAAGTATATTCATGTCAATAATGATTTTCTTTATTATTATGACGTTGAGGTCGATCTTGATAGTATTGTGGACGGTGGAAGTGCTAACTTGTACCTTTATGGTGCAAATGATATTGCCGGTACTTATACTCAACTTGGATCAACTCAGACATGGGATATTGCAGATACAGAAGGTAAAACATTCTGGTTTAATAATAAATCAGAAACCATAACAGAAGTACAAGCTGCGTATACTGTAAAACAGGATACAGCCGGATTTAAATATTACCCGGCAGATTCTATTAAAGTACCTGCGGTTACTACTACTATTACAACTACTCCGGGTGGGTGTATGTGGAAATATTTAAAGTTTGTAGCTACCGGCGTCGGTGCGACAACCGAAATATCTCTTGATGCTATTCGTGTTAAAATCGTAAAAGTTCCGTAATATGGCAACATTTAAAACAAAACGTAGGATACTCAAAGTTGATGAATCAGTGGCCGTAAGATTAAGAAAATTAGGGCTTGAAGAAATTGGCAAAGGAGAGGAAACGGAAAAAGAAAAAAGGGTAAGGTTATTTGCAGAAATAGCCAAACTTGACGTTACTCAACCTTATAAAAATGCCAAAACAGAAGATTTAGAGGCTATTTTAGAAGCAAATAAATGATAATTGATTCGACATATTTCAAAGGTGATATTTCACTTCCAAATCTTGATTCGTCTTGGAACTCAGAGAACCTTAATAATTTCATAACCAAGTATGAAAAAATTATACTTATGGACTTATTAGGTAGTGATCTTTATTTAAAATACATTGCAGGAATAGCAGCAGTTACGCCTGATGTAATTTGGACAAATCTAAGGGATGGATGCGAATACACAGTTGATTATAACGGATCAGATTATATTGTAAAGTGGGAAGGTTTAAAAAATTCGGATAAAATTTCTTTGCTTTCCTACTTTACATACTTTTATTTAGTCAAAGATGGTCATATAAGTCTTGGCGGGGTTAGTACTTCTGTAAATAAAACACAAAACTCTGAAACCATTTCACCTATAAAAAAACTTGTGAATGCGTGGAATCAGGGAGTTGAAATTTATGGTACTGTTTTAAAATCGAGTTATGAAAATAAGGTTATAGTTAACGGTTTAACTTATTTTCAGCCAACTCAATCAGATTTACTTAATCCGTCAGCTTATAATTTTCTGTATAATCATTCAGATGATTATCCTACATGGGTTTTTACGGAAAAAAAATACATTAATACATTAGGGATATGAAAAAATTAATATATCTGCTTTTTTTTATTAGTCTGGATATTGGGGCACAATATAATCCTGTTAGGAATATTTTGCTTGATGAATGGAGTTTTACAAAAGATACCACTATTTCAATTCAAACAACTCATGCTTATAATAGTACGATAGCGTTAGAATGTGGAAATTTAACAGGTACTTTAGACGGGACTTTTGGTATTAAGATAAAAATGAATGGCCTTGATAATTGGATTTACGTAACATCGGATACTTCTTCATCTCCTGGTACTTGTAAAAAATTAATAGATGAAGATTATAAAACTATTTATTTTACCTATGATTGGATCAGGGCTGATTCTTTGAGATTTGAACTCAGGCATAATTCAATTACAGGCGGTCCGGTTTCACTTATTATAAAAAGATATTAATGTACCCGGATACTTTATATATAACCGATTTATTTAATGCTGTCATACAAAGTATGAGGGATACTTATACTTTTACAGGGATAGCTATTGTTTCTACCGGTGTATATAAAGTGTCAACAAGTGATACAAAAAATCTTTCTGACGGTGATTATGTAACAATATCAGGTACTACGAATTGGAATGGACAATACAGAATTTCAGGATTAGTTGAAAATGTTTCTTTTAATATTGAAAAAACAGGAACTATTTTAACAGAATCAGGGACATGGACAGCTAATGCTCCATATTTTAAATATGGACATTTAAGAGAGATAACCAATATGCTGTCAGAAAAAGATAAATCTGAAAATTATAAATATCAGAAATATCCTTTAATTGTCCTTTTGCTTGATATTTCTGAAAAAAAAGGAATAGATGCAATTGTTTATTCAGAAATTTTAGTTCGTGTGTGGATTTGTTGTAATACCCGTAAGGAATATACAAGTGAATCAAGAACGACAAATAGTTTTAAAGCTATTCTTCAGCCTATTTATGATTTGTTTATCCAAAAATTAGAATCAAGCGGATATTTTAATTATGACAAACTTACAGGATTTTCCCATACTAAAACAGACCGATATTTTTGGGGTTTGGATGATGGGACAGTTAATGTATTTAATGATTTTATTGACGCAATAGATATTGAGAATTTAGAATTAAAAATTAAAAAACAATTTAATACTTGCAATAATGGAATATAATATTTTAAGTTGCGGTAGTAGCCAGTCAAATACAGGTTCAAAACAATGCATTGAAAATTTTCAGGATTTTTCAAAATTTATAATTACCCCATTGACATTTGAATTTGCCACTCAGGCAGCCGCAGAACTTTTAGCTAATTGGACTACTGCAATAAACGCAGCAGCAGGTTCAAGAATATATCCTTTTCCTACTATTCTTGAAAAAGAGGATTTAAGCGAGGCAACTCTTTAT